TTATTGCATCTTTTTCATCTGTAGCCTGGGTACAACCACTAAATACAACTGTGGCTCTATAACAATAATAATTCTTTTTCATGTATCGCCTAATTCACTAAGTTTTCTTTTATATTCTTCTCTAAGTTCTTTTTCGTACTCAGGTATATCTCTAACATATTCTTGTGCAAAAGTATTGCCCCAGTTTTTTAAATCAGACATAGTGCTTATAGTGTTTAGTTCTCTAACTATCTTATCAAAAATCCTTTTTGCATATTCTTCTCTTTTTTGTTTAGCCAGAATATTTTTTGCTTCTATATAAGGATCTCCTTTTTCTACAAGAAATAGTTTTAAATGATCAGAACAAGCCCAGGGGAAATTACTGCTACTAAAAGGATCATCTTCTGTGTCATGTCTTTCTAAAAGTTTTATCTGATCTCTAGTAAACATACCTGTAATTTCATTCTCTCTTAAAAATTCTCTTTTGGTTTTATTTATTCTACTCATACTGCACCCCATTGTTCTGCCATAGCATCTGCTATGCCTGTGTAAAATTTGCTTCTTACTTTGCTTCTTTCTTTTGGTGGTAGTCTAAAAGATTCATAGTGCATCTTGCTCATCTTCTTTCCATTAACCAAAACCATCTCTGGCTTTACAATTTTAGTTGGTTTTAAATTAGGTAAATTTTTTAACCACAAGCAAGTCTTTTTAGACACATCATGACCATACTCGAATGGTTGTATAATCTGATTTGGTTTTCTTATTTTAGTAGAGATAACACTTACAGGGTTTTCTAAAGCTATTTTATTGACAGGTGCGTCTAATAATTTTCTAACAAAATCTAATGCTTCTACTTGCAATGACCAAGGTTTTTTACCCTCAGTAAACCACCTGGCACCACTCACAGCAAGATGAGTACAAGGTGGGTGAGCAATCATCATATCCCAATCATCATAAAGCACATCAAAGATGTCGCCTTGATAATGCTTACCCTCGGATTCTGTTGGAAGAATATCACAAGACATAGCATCGTGTCCTTTTCTAGTAAAAGCATCTCTAACAATTCCCGAGTATTCACAAGCTATTAATATTTTCATGAATCCCCCAGTTTTTCTAATGCAGATTGCTCTACATCTATTAAATGATCTATTAATTGTTTATAGTCTTTTTTAATTTTCATATACACTCCTTTTTTTAATCCCATAATAGCTGATCTTGAAAAGTCTGACCACACAAATATCCCATTATGACAATGTGGGCACTTATCTACACTATCTTCAAACACTAAACTGCCTGTTCCATTACAGAAAAAGCAAGTAGTATCGGTAAATAATTCTATAATTCCTGTCTGTGCTATCTTTTTAACAAGATTTTTGTCCTCGATTTCAATGTAAGACTCAGCATATTTAATTAATTCGTGTGTTGCTGATTCATCTTCTAAATACTTTCCCATTAAAATATTAAGTTCGGCTTTAACGAGGTTAGCATAAGATAGTATGGTAGATACTTCTTGCGGTGTTATCGAGTCATGCGACTTGCCACTCCCAATACTGCCCATGTCTAATGACTTTGGTAGTAAAATGGTAAGTAAATCTAATTTCATTATTTTCTCCAAATACGATATTGTAATGGCTTACCAGTTTCTTTTACTTGCCTAAAAGATACCTTTATCTTTTCTTCCCAAGCCCTACGCCTTACTGCATCTACTATATAATAATCATCTACCAGGAAACTTTGTCCTGACTCCAACTTATATAATACATCATAATACTTAGAATATTTGCTATTACCTCTAATTGGCACATTATTTTCTATCTCTATCATATTCTCCTCCATTGTATAAATTTATTAAATGCTATATCTTTTTCTGTGTTTGGCAATATCGTTACTTTTTGTAAATGTTTATGTAAACTTTTAACTGGGCTAGGTGTTTCTATTTTACCACTACCCAAAACCACCTCTGATGCTTGTTTTAAATTACTAACAACGTGGTAATATGGGTTAAATTTTTTAGTTAATATATCCATTTCTAATGTGTATTGGTTTTCTTTATCAGTAATTAATTTTAAAACTTTAATTTTTCTTTTATGACAACAAATCAAATCTACTGAATGTATGTATTCATTAGTTCTTATAATCTCAACTTCGTGTTCTTTGAGATATTTTATAATCTTGTTTAATCTTCTTTTCCATTCTGCCCTGTAATCCCAAGTCATATCCTCTCCTTTATGTATTCTAGTAGTTCTTCTTGACTACCATATTTTTTTTCCCAAACCTTAGTACCTAAGTGATGTATTCCCTCAGATCCCTGATGATGTTCATGGCACAAAGGCAAGGCATGAATACTTTTTTTACCCATACCTGCCCCAGTAATATGATGTATGCAAGGGGTGGAGTATACACCATATTCTCGTTCACAAACCACGCAACCAAACTCAGCTAATTTTTTATAATGTTCTCTAGTTTCTTTGTTTGGTTTTTTTGCCATTTAAGTTCCTTTTAATTCTTTTAATATCCCTTTTAGCTAAAAAGTATTTCTTAATTTTCTTGCTGTTTGGTAACTCTACCCATTCATCTTGGATCGGAACACCTGATTCTTTCAAATCTAATATTCTCCTAGCTCCATACATGGTAGAGATTGGTCTTTGCGACATATCTAAAACTGTTAACTCTTTACCCTGTAACAGTTTGTCAAATATCATTTGTGCTTGGCTTTGCTTTTCCATTACTTTCTCCTATATTTTTGCTATCGTTTCTTGTAAACCATGAATATCGCATTTGAGATCAGACTTAATGTTAATCAATGCGAGTCTAGTATCCTGGTTTATTCGGTTGCTATCTTTATGAGCCATGATGTAATCATCAATAGACTTCAATAAGTTTTGGCTTGAAGTAAGTTCCCTGTTTAGTCTAACCAAAGTTTCTGTTTCTTCTCGGATCGACTTTTCAACAAACTCTTGTGTTATATCATTCATTTTTTTCTCCTATTTTTTTATCGTTTATTACAATACATTTCTTTAATCTTTCTAAAAAATCTTTAGTCATCAATACATATGTAGGATAACCAGGTAAACAAAACTTATTGTCTTTTGCCCATTTGATTGCACGACCATGTTCTTTTATCTTTTTTCTTAAAAAATCAATCTTTTTCTTTGCAGTATCAAACTCGATTAATTCTGAATAGATAGTACAATAATCAGATCTCTCCTTTCTTGTTGTTTTGAATCCAAATTTTCTTTTAAAAAAATCTGGCATATTCTTTTGTGTTCCCATAATTATTCTCCAGTTTTATTAATGTTAAGTTATGGGAAATCTGTTGTCAATCTGTTTTTTTTAGGAATAAGAATTATACATTTTGTGTTCTTGGGTTTTTGAGGAATTGAGGGAACGCCAAAGATCAGCTTGGATATTGTAGATTCTAAGTAGCCACCTGAGTTCTTGCTCATCTCCCTTTAGAGCCGATATTTGAGCATTTATCTCTACAACCTTTTGATTGGTACTGGCAATAGCTTTTTTAGTAAATTCAGTACCTTTTTCGACCTCTAAGTAGGCTTTATAGATCAATTCTTTTCTTTTTTCTTCCAGGAGATCTAAATTCTTGGTAGTTTCTCCAAGTTTCTTGGCATTTTCTCTCATGTCGATAATTAATTTTTCTAAACTTTCTTCATTTAATTTTATTTTCATGTTGTTTCATCTCCTGTTTTATGGTATTTATTAATATTTACTATTATTATTATATAATAGTTTTTTAGTCCTTTTGTTTTTCTTTCCCTATAATTATATATACATACATATATATAGGCAAATTAATAAAATATTTTCTATTGCATTATCAAAATATTTCCTATAATATTATCTCATACATAAAACACTTGGAGTTAAATATGGAAAAATTAAGTTATAAATCGGTATTTGAAACCTTATCTAAGGTGGATATTACAGGTAAAACAGAAGAAAAAGGCAATTATACCTATCTTAAATGGTCTTATGCTTGGCATATCTTCAATCATCATTATCCTGAAGTTCAAGTAAAATGGTTAGAGCCATTTACTTATGACAATGGAACAATGATATTAAGATGTCGTGTAGAGATCGGAGAATTGTACAAAGAAGGTTGGTTGCCTGTCTATGATAACAAATACAATGCAATAGAAAATCCTAGAGCAGATGACATTCAAGACAACATGCAAAGATGTATGGTCAAAACCATGTCATTATTCGGTCTAGGTTTACAGTTGTATCACAATGGGCAGACAAAACCTGAAGAATTAAACCTTGTTGGCGAGATTAACGATCCTGAAGTTAAAAAGATAGCCAAATCTAAAGATAAGAAAAAAGCAGTAGAGTCTGCACTTAAAAATGGGGGTATCAATGAAAGCACAAATGAAGTCGAGCTTGGTCAATCGTTATAATCTTCGTAGCTCATCAGCTTTAAATTATTGTTTCGGAACTTATACATCTCGGAACGAAATGCTTGAATGGGATCGTAAAGGAGAACAAAAACCTATTGGAGATTTCATGCAGAAATATGTAGATTTTGGTAATTTACATGAGAAGTCAGGCATAGCTAAATGGATATTGATTAACAAGAAAATGCCTGTTGAGATACTAGAAGATCAGCATAATTATGTGTTGCAAAATGCTTTTAATCTCAAAGGAGATACTGTTGTTGATTTATCTTGCACACCTGATGCTAGATCAGAAAATACACTGCTAGAAATTAAATGTGGATCACTTGGCAAGAAACCTCATGATTGGAATAAAGCAAAAGTTTACCTGGCTCAAGTTTCTATTCAACAATACATACTCAATTCTTTAGGCATAAAGATAGACAAGACTCATCTAGTCAGTTGGTCTTTCAATGGCACTAGAATATGGGAGATTGAGAGAAACTACGAGTTTGAACACTACTTGTTGGGATTACTTGAAGAATATGCAATGGCTTTAATTAACGATAGCAAACTTGAAGATAAACCCAAGAAGTTCGAGGGAGAACACAAAATCAAATTAATTTACGGAGAGGAAGAATGACAGATAAAATGTTAGAAATACTAGAGGGAATCAAGAAAATTGATGCGATCCCTGAAGAAAAGAAACTAGATATCATTAGAAAAATAATCATTGATGATCTAGGTAAACAGATTAACAAAATACAGGAGATTAAATAATGAGAATACTTATGTATCTTGCAGATGAAAACAAAAAATGTGTACTTGATGTTTCTATGTCAAGTAGGAGAGAGAGAAGATTAATTCATAAACTTGCCGAAAGTCATCAGGTTGGAGAGAATTTATCGGCTCATAATAACACAGAAATAATAGATAATTTCTGTAAACATTATCCCTCTAACCTTGAAAATCATGGTCGTATTGATGAAACTAAAGGAGAGGGTAAACCAGCAAAAGAACTTATAGATGAAGTAATCGGTACACTTGATCCTACTAATCCACAGTATGTGAAAGTATCAATAGTACCTAATAAAAACCAAATGCACTAACAATAGGAGAGAAAATAATGTCAAAACCAATATACATAAATGTCTTTTTGAATGACAAGTTTTCAGATATAACTGAAGCTATGTACCAAAAAAGAGATCAAATAAGCCAAGAAACAGGTAGGAATTGTCCACCTTATCTTAGTAATAACAAGTTTACACCACAAGAAACCATTACTTTGAGAGCCAATCAACAGTACCAGGTTTCATTCTGGTTTAATGAACGAGAGGGCAAAAGATCAGCTAGTATCTCAATCAAGGAATCTGAGGGAGATTATCAAGGTGGTGGTGGCTACAGAAAATCATCAGGTAAAGACTATAAAGCCAAGTCTATAGGCGAGGACACTAGCGTATTTGGGCAATCAAAAGATGATGAAATACCATTTTAAAGGAGCAATAAATGACATACAACAAGGGATATTATGAACAAAACAAGCAGAGGATCGCTGACTATAACAAAGCCAGGAGAGAAAATAATCCTGAGATCATTGCCAAAGAGAGAAAATCTTATCAATCTAAAGCAGAAGATTACAAGTTAAGGAGTAAAATTCAGCATTTAAAGGGTAAAATGGCATGGGATATGATCTCAAAGAACAAAAAAGACAGTATTTTAGCTGATATTTCTAAAAAATTAGGAATAGAGGTAAAATAGTTTGACAAAGATATATTTTGTTAGTAATATTAAGTCAATGTCGTTAGTTGGTACAGTTATACCTCGAAAGAGATGAAGAATACTATTAACAATGGCTCTTGCGTATAGATGAAACCATTGGGCATTAATATGGGATAGATAGATTAAATGCACTCTATCGGATAGTAAACCAATGTACAGAGAGGGGCTATCTATCCTTAATGAATTAATACTGTTAGGTGGGAACATACCTTAACTAGAAGTGGGATTCCTATTAACAATGACTCTAACAGGTATGGGAGAAAGTTGGGTATTAATGGGATAGATAGGTAATAGCATACAAATTAATTGTACTGGTCAGTATGCAGACACTTTACAAACCTGTCTATCCTGAATTAACAAGGAGATATTATGAAAACAAAAACAATAGGTAGTAGTCAATATCATATTGGTTATTTAGCTAGTATGGAATCAAATTTTTCATTCGGTATTGATATGGCTAATGAACTAATTGATAGCATGGAAATTAAAGGAGATTATGTTTTTGATAGAGAGGGTTTGTGGATAATTATAAACAAAGATAATAAAACTTATCGGTTTGTGCATTATTATGGACAGCTTTATTTGGGTTGGGACGAACTACTAGATTATATTGAAATGGCAATAAAAAAAGTAGAGCCTGGTATCAATGCTTATTTCAGCACTTATGGTGGTGGTAATGTAGATGAAGATACAATAACTTTAACAGTAAATTAATTGACATTGGAGATATAAAATGAGTTTATGTATATATTGTAGGGTACACAATGAGCAAAGTCTTATTGATGTAGGCGAAAAAAACTATTGTGAAAATACTGCTATATGGTCAGAA